GTTGCCATTATTTAAGTTTCAATTTCTTTAAAATTTTATTACGTTTTTTCATACCTTGTTCCAATGCCAAAGGTTTTACTTTATCAGTATACACGATTCCATTCATGTGGTCAAGCTCATGTTGAAAACAACGAGCAGATATGCCACTAAATGTGGATTGTTTCCATTCGCCATAAAAGTCTTGGTACGTTACGGCAATTTCTTCTGGTCTTGTAATCCTTAAACCTAAAAATGGAAAAGATAAACATCCCTCTTGCATATGCACCTCATTCTTAGATTTTAATACAATACTAGGATTGAAAAATGCCACATAACTATCTTCGGCACCCATCACAAACACACGATATGGAAATCCACATTGATTGGCAGAAAGACCAATACCATGATGATACTTACAAGTTTCTACCAATGAAGAAGCAAACTGATTAGGATTTACCGGTGGATTTTTAAAATCAAACTCAGGCAAAACTTGTTTTAATATTGGATGTGTTTCTGATACCAAATCAAAAATATCTGGCCGAAATGTTGACGATGTTCGACCATTGGTTACTACTTCTTCTGTATCGTATTTAAATAATTCACTCATTTTGCAATCCTACTAAAATTATTAACCTTTTCAAATTTAATAACTGACCTAAACTTATCAAACAGTTGGTCACCTTTATGTGAAATGACAAACACATTTGTATCTGTTCCCATTTCATGAATCAACTTCAAAAACTCCTCTGTACCAACGGTATCTAAACTTGAATCAAATACTTCATCCAGTATTAGTAGATTGGTATTGGTACTATTCTTCAATTTTGCAATCTGTCGCCATGTAAACAACAGAGCCAAGTCAATACGCATTTTCTCACCTTCAGAAAAATTGGCATAACTGAACTCATCACGGTGTCGAGATTTAATTGTTTCTTCAAAATTCTCATTGATATTAAAATTCACAAAAAAGTCCATGGCAGTCAAATACTTATTAATTAACTTATTCATAATAGGTAAATACTGACGGATAATCTTTGTTTTGATACCAGTATCCTTTAGTAAAGAGCCAGCAAATTCATAATATTGTTTCTCACTTGATAACTGTTCCATCTTGGTACTGAGTGCGGCAAGTTGCTCCCGCAATTCTTTTAACTTCTCATTATCTTCTTCAGAAGTATCTTTGTGTGTTTGTAGTTCTTCTATTTCTCTTTGGAGTTTTGTAACAAACTTATTAATAGCTGAGATAGTTGAGTTGTGCTTAACAACCTCGTTGTTGTGGGCCGTGATGTGTTTAAGCACATTTTGAATTTCTTCAAACCTTGTGCTTGTTGCAGTAATTTGAGTAGCGATATCTGATAAGGCTGTAGTGACTTCTGTTTTGGTGTTATTGAGGGTAGAAATTTGTCCAGTTCGGAATTCTTCTTCGATTCCTTGTTTACAGGTTGGACAGTCATCATGTTCTTCATAGAATGTTACCTCTTTATCAATCTTCTTAATACGAGATTCTAGTTTGGCTTCTAGTTGTAATAGTTTGGCACTTTTCTTTTGTACTGATACTTGATCAGAAACTTTGCTTTGTAATACTGTAATGTGTTTACCAATTAATTCAATATCTCTTTCAAGTGTAAACATTTGGTCTACCGAATCGGTTACTTCTTTTTGTTTCTTAGAAATCTCCGCATCAGACCTGGTCTTATGTTCTTCGATACTTTGTTTTTGAAAGTTAATTCTTTCGTTGGTCAAATCAACTTCATATTTGGTCTTTGTGGTAAGGTCTTTAATCTCAGACATCTTTTCTTTGACCAGTCCATTCATAGAGGAGAAAATACCAATGTCTAATAAGTCCTCGATGATTGCTCTACGGTCTGCTGGAGATAGTTGCATAAATGGAACAAATGATGCCGAACCTAAAATAACAACTTGAGTAAACGATTTATAATTTAATTTGAGAATAAACTTCTCCAAGAACTCTTGGTAATCTTTTGCCTTGGCATCTTGGTCAAGTAGTTTATCACCAAGATATACCTCAAAGACATTTGGTTTGATACCACGAATTACTTTGTATTCTTTTTTACCAATAGCAAATTCAATCTCAACGACTGCGGCTTGTTGATTGATAGAGTTAAGTAATTGTGGTTTATTAATCTTACGAAATGGTTTACCAAAAAGTCCAAAACACAAAGCATCCAAAATAGTGGATTTACCTGCACCGTTGTGACCAACGATAAGTGTGTTTGGCGACCTTTGAAAATCAATCTCAGTAAATGAATTGCCAGTTGAAAGAAAATTCTTCCAACGGACTTTCTGGAATATAATCATGCCTGTTCTAGGTTAAGTGCCTCAACATACAGTTCTTTTAATACTGTCTTGAGTTTATCATTATCAATATGTTCTTCTTGAATACCATCTACAAATTTATTAATAATCGTAATAGTATCTTCAGCTTCATTAATCATATCATCTTCTACACCTTCTGTCAAGTCCACCATATCTTCGGCAATGGTAATATCAATAGGATTAACATCATATAACCTATTCATGAACTTATCAAACAGATAAGGATTAGTTTTGTTGACTACCACAACCTTAACATAGGTATTGGTATACTTACTTAAATCTTTATTGGTAATTTCTGTAATCGATTCTTCACGGTCATCATAGATAACTCTGTGAAACATTACATTAGGATTAGGAACAAAAAGATTATCATAAGTATCAAGGTCAAAAATATGAAACCCTCTAGGATCGTTGTAATCTTGCCAAGTGAGTTCGTATGGATTTCCGAGATATGTGATGTTATCAGAAGTAGAACGGTGATGGTAATGGCCGCTGAACACACGGTCAAAGCGTCTAAAAATATCACGATTTAATCCTTCAAGTGATGGCATACCACGATGCATGGCAAAACCGGCAATTTCAAAATGACCCATACAAAGGTCTGCTTCTGTATTTTCAATCTCAGTTAAACATTCTGTATAATTTTCTGAACAAATCCAAGGTACCATACAGATGTGGGTGTTGTCAACAGTAATTGTGATAGGTTTATCAATTACTTGAATGTTATTGTATTCACGGAGTAATAGGTCTACCGAGTTTACTTCGTTAGTGTTTTTGAAGTAGGTATCGTGGTTTCCTGCCAGCATGAAAACTTGGCAGCCGAGGTCCGCCAATTTATCAAAAAACATTTCTTTTGTTCGTTTGAGAGAATAAAAGTTGACATACTTGCGGCGGTCAAAAGTATCACCAAGAATAAGAACGGTATTAATGTTTTCTTCTTCCAAAGTTGGGAAGAAAGTATCTCGGTAAAATTTTTCATAGAAGTCTAAGAATTGAACTGAATCATTCCTCGCTCCAAAGTGTTGATCCGTTATTATCGCTACCTTCATAATATTTTATTTCCGTTACGCTATCAATTGGTTGTTTGTTGGCAAATACTGTTGCCTCATGCAATGTTTCAAATGCTTTAAATCTTGTAGCACCAGATGCGATGCTATATACAACTTTGTACATTATATCACTCTCCTAAGAATTTTTCAATACCCTTAGGCTTCTTTACCGCTTTTTTATTTTCTTTTGCTTCTTCATAATTCTCAATGAACTCGGCAATATTATCATACAGTTCAAACTGTTTAGATGTGCCATCTTCAAATTCCATCATTTCAAACTCATCAAGTATACCCATTTGTTCTGTGGCTTTATACTTAACGTATGTCTGTTTCTTTTCTTTTTGAATTCTTCGTAAAAAAGCATAGTAAATGATTTGCGTAAAATAAGCAAATGGGTTCTTGGACTTGGTCGGATCAAAATTAGAAAAATACATTAGACAGTTTTCAATACCATCTGATATCATTTCATCACGATAGGTATAGTTAATGAAGTTAGGTTTATGTGATAGACCTTCTGCAATCTTCATGAAACACTCTCCAATATAATTTGGAATTGGCGGAGGCTCAGACTTGTTCTTCTTTGACTCTTGGCTTTTGTCTTTGTAATCAACCAATGCTGCTAAGAAGTCAGCATTATTAACATACTGTTTAGGTTTCTTAGGTGGTTTAGGAATAGGTGTTGTCATGTTTGCCATAATAAGTTGTTGACATGTGCTTGACAATAGTGTAAAGTCGAGTATGTCCTTGGTTGAAAATATAAAAAGTATCCATTAATGTAATGTATCTCCATGTTGTTTTAGTTCCTCAAATGCTTCCATAATATCATCAATTTCTTCGTCAGAGAGTTCGTTCACAAGGTTCTTTGCCTTTAATAGGTCTTTGATTTTTTCTACAGTATTTACATAATATTCTGCAAAATCATCAGCCGGATCAATAAAAGAAAGAATATCTTTTTCACATAACTCTACTTCATTCTTTTTCAATAGTTGTACAGGCAACCAATGTTTCATAATTAATCCTGCTTCATTATTTCGAAAGTTTACACCAAACAACATTGGTTCTGTAATTGTGTAATGGCCATTGCCGGAATTAATAACTGTACCTACAATATCTTCTCCATTGTGTAATTTGATTATCTTAATGTTATCCATGGTGTGTTCCTTTTCGTAATACTATTTTTACTTAGGATTAGTTTGATAAGGTCTTTCTAAAAATAGAAACACAATCTATCCAACCATCACGGCTAAGTCTGCCAGTTAAAGTTTCTAATAGAGTAACATCGTATCCACTGCGTCTACCCCAATTCTGCAAAGCAGCTCCGCTATCAGGATAAAATCTCCAACAATCAACAGGATGGCGATGTACCACACCATTTGATGGAGCGTTAATGTAAATTAAACCTGATGGTTTTGTTATCCTTAACATTTCGTTAAATGATAACCAAAAAAATTCCGCATGCTCAAAACAAGATGTTGATAAAGTAACATCAAACTCATTATCACCAAAAGGAAGATTGTACGGATCTTCCACAACAATGTCAACACCAGGTCCATTTTCAATGTCCATACCAATGTATGTGTGTACTGAAGGCACAACACTTCTTAGAGTTCCATTCACATCATATGAACCTACATCTAAAATTTTTAATCCTTGTTGATTGGCCAAATATGTGTCAAAAAATGTTTTACCAAGCTCTAAAGCTGTATCATGCATTTTTTAATCCTATTTTATATATTTTAAATGGGAACTGCTCTTCCATATATATCTTACTTCTTTCCACAAAATGTTTTAGAGTATGGTTCATATGTTTGCCTACTCTAAGGTCGTCCGAAATATCGTAGAGTGTAGCAACGTTTTTGCCTTCAGCCTGCCGTAATCCTCGACCAATAGATTGAAGCGTTCTAATTGATGATTTAGTAGGCATTGCAAATATAATATTATGCAAGTTTCTAATGTTAATACCAGTAGAAAAAGTACCAAAAGAGGCCACGACAATT